CGTGTTTTTTTTTTTAAATAGGGAAAGTGTTTTAGATGACCTAAAGCAAAATTAAAAGGGGGGATAATTTTGATTCTCCGTAAAGCGGAGATAATATTAGGCTACGCACAAAGCTGCCATGGTCGGTGGCACGCGTTCCAAACTGCTAGATGGCAGAAAGGTTCGCATTGCTTTGAGTTTATCAACAAGTTCATTACTTACATTTCGGGGGTTCATTTGGAATTTCGATAAGAAACGGGTTTCACAATCGGCATAGGTTAAGGATGGGATTAGGGAGAGGAGGCCTTGTTTTTGACAAAATTGGAATATGGTTAATTTGTACCAATTGAAGAATTCTTTGCCGTGATGGTATGCAAAGTGGAGTGCATCAATGACATGGTCTTTGACTTGCTCATCTTCGGAGGCACCTTTCAACCACATAGGAAGTTCGGTGATAGTCGGGATAGCAATCGGAGATTTCATAATCCAGGGGAATCGTTCGTGTGGGCGAAATCCTCTCTTCAGAAAAGTGAGGTCCTTAATCGGTTCGGTTTTGCATGTGAATGCGTCCTTTGATGCGGTTGTACACGTAATACCAATGCCTTGAAGTACTTGGCTTATGGTAATTTGGTTGAACCACTCTGATACTTCATCACTGATGGACATGATGAGATCATCACCATAATCATAAAGAGCGACAAGAGATTCAAATTTGTCAATTTGCTCGATACGATCAGGGTGATTGCAGAGTGTGCGCCAACAATACACAATGTACAGAAAACCGACGACACAGTTGGAGATGGTCGTCATAAAAAAACCCGAAGGGTTTCCTTGATGTTTCTGATAAAGAGTGTTCACTGCGATATTCTTTGCATTGATCACATCTTCCATTAGCATTGTACGCGCGCGTCGGGTTGCAGGGCTTTCTGTTGTTGAGTAGGCACTGTACCAGCGGTTCACGATTGTGACAACTGCTTCCATAAACTGGGCCGGGATTTTTCCATCGAATGCGGCGTAATCGATAGCACAACCATTTTCCGATATAGAGGCTAATCGGTTGTACATATCTGTCCAATCTGGACCATCGGCATCAATGCCTACGGCGCAAAACGATTTTGTCGGGTCGGACTCAAGAGCTGCTATAAAATCCATAAAATAGGCTCTTCCTGCGATGGTGAAATCGACTCCAGCAATACAAAATGTTCGAGTACTGCCAGCTAGGATCTTCAAAAGAGCACGACGTTCGTCTTTCGTGCAATTGATCCAGATATTTGAAACCATTTGACCGTTCGCAAGACC